TAACCTCCAGAATGTCCCTCGAGGTCGTACTGCTCGGGCGCAGTTCATTCCTACTGAGGGTAATATACTCGTCCAGGCTGACTATGGCCAGGCAGAGCTACGAGCTGTGGCATGTCTCGCTCGCGACACATACCTTCACGACGTTCTGTCGGACCCTACGCGAGACATCCATGGAGAGGTTGCTACCAGATTCTTCGGACCTGGATGGACGAAGGAAGATCGTGTTCGCGCGAAGGCTGTTGTGTTCGGTCTTGTATACGGCCGTGAAGCGTACTCTATCTCTCAGGACTTCGGCATACCTGAGGCGGAAGCACAACGCTACCTCAACGAGTTCTTCCAGCTCATCCCTGACGTGGTTGAATGGCGCAAACAAGTCATGGCGCAAGTCATGGCCTTGAGGCCACTTGAATCACCTTTCGGACGCAAGAGAAGGTTCCATCTGATTACCAGGGAGAACAAGAAGGATATCATGAACGAAGCTCTTGGCTTCCTACCTCAGTCAACAGCATCGGACATCTGTATGCTTGCGGCAGGTCGCCTAGAGAAGGTCTTTGCAGACAGCCCTGCTGCCATGCGGATCTTTGTTCATGACTCTATCCTCGTTGAGTGTCCTATCGAACTACGTGAAGGTGTTGGGCTACTAATGAGAGCGACGATGGAAGCTACTGCTAAGGAAGAGTTCGACGACTACATCCCGTTCTTTGTCGACGTGGAGTTCGGTAGGTCTTGGGGTGAACTGGAGGATGTGTAATGGGAACTAAGCAACCAGACGGGGCGAAGAGGGTAGCTGCCAATGGCTACCACTACATCAAGGAGGGCGGCAAGTGGCGACTACAACACCATGTCGTTGCCGAAGAAGCTCTTGGTCGACCAATCAATAAGGGCGAACGTGTCGTCTTCAAGGATGGCGACCGACACAACTTGACTCCTGACAACATAGAAGTGAAGGAGACTAAGGGGGGAAAGAATGGACGGATCACCTACTTACGGGAGCGGATTGAACGTGACACCGAGGAGCTTAACGAGTTGTTACTCAGCGAGTGATCCGTGAAGTCTAAACGAGTTCTACACAAGTCTACGTGGAGTTCTTAGCTTCTTAACCCCCTACGTTAGGATCATATGGTCACGCGCTTAGACTCACGTAGACTTTCGCGTTCGTGTTACTGAACCACAGGAGGAACGTTGTAATGACGTACGATTGTATAGTCGGAGTTGACCCAGGTGTTACGACGGGAATTGCAGTACTCCGTCCCGAGTGTGTCAACGCTTGGACTTGGTGGGAGTTTGGTCCCTACAAGCACCATCTAGAACTATGGGAGTTCTTTAAGGTCGAGAACCCTGACATCATCATCTGCGAGTCGTTCGAGTTCCGTCAGATCCCAGCTGACATGAAGCGACGCAACATTCGCCTAGAGAGTCGTGAGTACATAGGCATCTGTGAGCTCTACAACCAGAGAGTCCCCTCCTGTGAGTTGGTCTTCCAGACCGCAGGCATGATGAAGGGTGGTCCGTTCGGTCCGAAGAAGGGGACCCTCAAGAAGCTCGGCCTATACCAAACCTCCCAGGGCCGCCAGCACATGAACGATGCAACGTCACACGTACTTCAGTGGGCCACTACCAAGGGGAAGATGACTTGGTTGTTGGACCCTATTCGCCCCGATTGAACTGAGGCACCGTAGCAGCTGACGCTACGAAGGCAGCCAGACCGAATGCTACGAGAGCCTGGTACCGCATGAGAGTCCAGTCGCTGGTGATGGCTTCTACTGCTACGAGGCCTGCTAGAACGAGTAGCAGGAGGGACAGTAAGACGAGTAGCGATCGCATGATGTCTCCTTAGTTGGGTTGGTCAGGGCCATTTGCCTGTTCGACAGCTTCAAGAACTGCCGTCTCGTACTTGTCAGCTCGCTCAACAAGATCGCGTACGTCTTCAGCGATGGTAGCTCCACCTGGCTCGCGACCGTTTACAGCGTCGTCGATGCCTAGTGTGATTGCCGTGTTCGCCTTGACTGCATGATGGGTCTCGACCGCCTGCTGCGTGTTCTCATGAAGGGCAGAGGCATTCTGGTTGATCGCATCGCGGTTGTCTATTGCAAGCTTCTTGGTCTGATAACCAAAGTAGACGGCAGTGATAGCTGCAACGGGTGTTAACAGAAGTGCCAACGCCTCAATGAGACGAATCACTCCATCGATCATTATTAGTCGCTCCTAGGGAGTATCAACCTGATCGAGCACCACGATCGTCTCGGCACGAAGCTTTGCCCGCAAGGCTGCTGGGTCGATACCGAGCAGGTCAGCCATTCCGTCGAGGACGTCGATGACGAGTCGACGATCCTTCTCGGCGTTGTTCCGAGTCACTTCCTCGGACTGCTCGATCTGGGTTGTCACGGCGTTCACTACCTGGTCCGCGTTGTTCTGAACCATGTCTCGGATGGTGTTGATGTCTTCCAAGTTCAAATCATCATCTCCTACTGTGAAGGGTGATTGGATCTGCCCAAGTCGGGCGTAGAGGTTATTGCCAGGGCACTCCGTGGACTTGATGTCCCTGTGACCGAACGTACGGACGGCAGTACCTGGGTTGTCGAGCATGCGCGCTCCAACCCAGTTGTATGCGTCGATGACACCCTGTGTCACCGCCTCGGCAGAAGCATTGCCAGCGTACGATACTCCGAACCGGGTCGAATTGAACCCGACTGTATGAGCACCTGTCCAGCCTTTACCTCGTCCCTCGGCTACGATTCCGTCACCTGAACTGTCGCCCGGAAACACGACGAAGCTGTAGGGAACCTCATCACCGAGGTCAGGACGCGAGTGTTGCAACGTTCGCATGTACGCCCTGACCCCAGCAAGGTTCCCGTCGGCAAAGTTCCGTCCCATCACCGTGTGGTGAGCAACCAGACCAACGATCTGGCTGTTGGGAATCGGACTGCCCGCTCCGTGTGGACCAGCACCCCACGCTTCTCGGCTAACGTAGGTAACAGTCATTACACTCCGTTCGCCAGCGAGGCCGACTCGTGGTTGCTCCGGTACTTGGCGACCCAGCCCTTGACGAGAGCGACCGCAGCAGCGATGCCAGCCATCAGGGCAACCTCACCGGTCTCGAAGGACAGCCCACTCACGAGGATGGCTGCACCGAGCGCACCGAGGGCAGCCTCGACAAAGGTTGCACCTACCCGTTCGACTAGGTCCTTCACGTACGTTGTCAACTTGCTCATGACTTACCTCCTGTAGTTAGTATAACATAAGGTCCTGGGAAACTCAACGGGCACTATGCAACGTCGACAGCTCCCACTGCGCCAATAGAAAGTGTGATGTCATCATCCTCCGTCACGATGTAGGGAGTCAGATCGAGGATCTCATGCTGCCACAGAACGGGGTTCCATATGAGAGCATAGACACCACCTCGTATAGGACCTTCCCTACCCATGAGTCGCTTCTTCTGTGGAAAGATAGTTGAGTCGCCAAAGTTGACAGGCGTCTCAAGGTTTGCTATGCCGTTGCCAGGATCGTAGATATAGACATTGTCGCCTACATCCATGTCGCCCACTAGATCGTAGCTGGCAGTAGTGATCTCGAACTGTTCCTCGATCGCGCGGCTGTCTCTTGCCAGTGCCGCTGCAGCCTGGGCAGAGTTCGCCCCGATCGCTTCGTCGACCCCATCCGTGAATCCCAAGTACTCAACCGCTCCACCAATCAGGCTATTGAATACCGTCGTGGCAGGTGAACGAGCGTCGACGATTTCACAGATGGGCGCTGTACTGAACTCTAGTGTTACAAGACCGTTGGAGATACGTTCCCTACCTGACTGGATTCCAACCTTCCATCTGGTCTCGTCGTGAAACTGAACCAAGCAGTAGGGCTTGTCTTCGGGATGGCCTGGATCAGGACTGAACGGAGTACCAGAGGTGTCGATGTTATGCAGGCGCAGCTCGTGAAACCATCCATTCAAGTTTGCGACTGCAGGTGAGCTACCATTCTCTGTACCCATTTGAACCTGCGCACTACTGTTGAAGAGGGAGAAGGCTCCACCAGCACCTACGGGGTCGACGTCTCGCCAGAACATTCCATCGGTGGACCACATGAACTTGATTACGTTACCTGCTCCGTGGTATAGAACTCCAATCCAGATAGGATCACCATTGTTGACCTTTGTGTCGAGGGCAAAGGCAGACTGTACACTAGCAGAGTTCGTTCCGTTAGTTGACCAAAGAGCTACGATGTTGCCTGTAGTGTTAACACGAATCTGCCACGAGCGCTGGTTACCTGTTGAGTTCCACTTACTGCAGATCACCTGTGTCGCAGCGGGCGTATAGTCAGCCATTGAGATCCATGCAGCTACAAAGAACCCAGTCGTCGCCGGTCCAGGACTAGGATCTGCTAACCAGGCGTAGTCAGATGACTTAAAGGGCAGCCTTAGTGCTCTAGGCTTTGAGAAGGCAAAGTTTGTAGCAGTGTCGCCCTTAACTCCCCACCCTGAAGCCCACTGCTCGGTATTGCGTTCGATGTCCAACTCAATTGTGTTCGGAGAGTAGAGAGAGGGGTCATCACTGTATCCTGACGGCAAGATGATTGCTTCAGGGGTTGTGCGATAGCTGTCACTACCAGCATGCACTCTACCCTGTGGAGTCACTACCCAATCGTCGTCAAGTGAGTCGCGGATAAGGTGGTCTAAGACGCCACGTAGAGTCATAGGCTGCTTATAGTTGAACGTTATAGGAGTCGTAGGAGTTGTCCAGGCTGCGTCCCAGGACAAACCAACCTTAGCGGCATGCTGCATGAGATAAGTCTGCCACCATATCTCGACCTCTTCGGTCTGGCTACCTGAGTTTGACAGCGTTCGCCTAGGAGACTTGCCGTCCTCGTCACCTAGGAGAGCTAGGAGACTTGTGCCCTCTACTAGCTGCTGGCCCTCATTGAGCCTCCGAATAAACCCAGCGTAGTACGCACCACGAAGGATCTTGGCACTGAGGGCACCAAGCTCAAAGCCCCAAGCTGGAGGACCAATCAGGTCAGGGTCGATCCAGGTATGAGTGAAGATGATCCACTGCATGAAGTCGAGCCTGCTCCAGACCTCTCTTGGCGCTTTGTCCAACTGGAAGGAGAACCGTCCTAGGTCGTAGAGTCTCTCCTCAATAGGCATTAGGCACCTACTGGGTAAAGTCGCTTGCCTAGCACACCAGCATAGGCATCGCGAAGGTTGGTGTTGTTCAACGGAGGAGACCCTGCTGAGTTGACGATCGCGCCGATGCCGAAGCGGAACATGTTCGCAGGTGTAGTGAGTGAGACCCGACCGTTAGCAGCACTGGCGGTGATAGCATCAGGAGAGACGACGAGGTACTTATTGCCGTTGACAGCTGCGTCCTGTTCGAAGCGACCCGAAGTTAGGGTGCCATCGAGAAGACCCGACTCCTCAATACCCCAGTCGGTCGTAAACGCTGACTTGATCTTGCAGCTGACGACAGGATTCCCTCTGTAGATCGACAGCGTCAAGAAAGCTGCCCTAGCGTTGGTCGAGCCTACTAGACGGTAGGAAACTGACAAGCGCTCGGGTGAATTGTGTACGACCTCACCAGCTAGGACCATCGGAGAAGAGGTGACAGCTGATCCGTCAATGAGTACGTCCCAGTTAACAGAGTCCCAAGTTGTTCCGTCCCAATGCTTGACAACTATGCGAAGCTTACCTGCACCATCATCGACTACGGAAACCTGTATCTGTTCGTTTGCTAGGACCCATGTACGTGTAGGATCCCACTTAACCTGTCGTCCTGTCCTGATGAGGAAGGGACCAGCAACAGGGCCATCGAGAAGCTTACAGCCACTCTTGTAGTAGTCACTTGCCTTGATACGATAGCTAGTACGAACAGGTAGGACACCTCGTACAGTTGTCGATCCGCCGTTGAACTCAGCGTCCTGATACACCCAAGTGTTCGACAACTCACCCAGGTAGTTAACAGGAGCATCGGTCACAAGAGGAGGTAGGTCGACAGCAAGTGCTTCGGCAGGAACAGCTACAAGTCCAGCTGCAACAGGCCAGCCCTGTACGTTGTCAACTGTAGCACCCCACGTTAGAAGTTCCATCACAGGATGGTGGAAGCCGCGTGGCACCTTGCTAAGAGTCAGACTAAATGGAATGACTCCACCAGCTACGGACATAGCGTCCCAAGTAACCTCACCATCTTCGACTCGCCAGAGCCCATCCCATGACGTCTCATCCACGAAGGAAACGGGAAGGGTATCACCACGTCCCTCGTCTGGATTTAGTTCGAGATGTCCTTCCATCTGACGCGCCGTAGTCACTGCCTTAGCAACTGTGTCGCCTACGATCTCTCCATTGAACGTTACCTCATCACGTCCTTCATCAAGGTCGACAACTTCAATACGACTGATCGTGTCGAGGCCGCACCGACCGAAGGTCCAGATCTGAGTAGCCATTACTTACCTGACCGACTCTTCTTGCGAATGATATCGACCAGCTCCTTGTCGTGCTTACGAAGAATTCGCATGAGCTCGGGTCCCTGAATGTTCGTACCTGAGATGTTATACGTCGGTGACACTGAGATTGATTCGCCTCCGCCAAGGGCTGTACCGCTTGTAGTATGATTCGGAATGATAGTTCCAGACATGCCTGGGACGAACAGCTCGGGACCTCGTTCACCGACAACGTACAGCTCGTTCATCCTTACAGGACCGCCAGCAGCACGGTTACGTCCATGCGCTGCATCTGCTGCACCGGCACCAACGGTGACGAAGGTCAGCTGCGCCTCGTAGTTCATGGCTGCGAATCGTTCACCAGCTCGTCGTGCAGCAGCGATAGCGTTCATAGCTGGGTCGTTGTTCGCGTCGAGTAGTGCGGCCCAGCGACTAGCATCGAAGTTACGACCCATTCGTAATGCCTCGTTGAAGGCACGTCGAGCAGGACGAGTATCCGCATCGACTTCCGTGCCAAAGACTGTAGCGACCCACGACTGGCGAATACCAGTCAAGAGTCGATCCATCTCCGCACGAGCTGGTGACCCATCGGCAAGGAGTCGAGCCTCTGCACGAGTCTCCTTATACGACTGGATCCACTGCAGTGCTGCACTGACGTTCTCGTAGACCGGCTGTGTATCAACGTCAAGTCCACCAAGGCGAATACGGGTGTCACTACCCATAGAGGCCAAACGTGAGTTGACATCCTGCACTAGCGCTCGTGCACCGTCGACTGTGTCAACTCCAAACCTAGCAAAGTCCTGTAGCGTGAGCTGTCCCTGTGCGCGGAAGGTAGAGACAAGGTCCATAGCGTCGGCGAAGTTGATCGTGAAGCCTTCACCCATCTGTGTGCCTCTAGTAGCGAAGATGTCCTCCATCTCGTCTAGAGCACCCTCGCCTCTATTGATTGCGTCTTGCAGTACTGGAGCAAGCTCGACACCCTGAGCTGCGACAGCTTCCATTAGACCAAGTCGGCCACCCTCGGCAAGGGTCAGAAGGTTCCTCTGCCAGTTCGCAGTAGCCGTCAACATGAGGTTCATGTTGTCGCGCCAGGTAACAAAGGCGTTCTCCCACTCATCGCCCATAGCACTAACTGGATCCGTCGCACCTTCGATAGACGCAACGATTGCATCTTCCCACGCTTGGGCCTCTTCAGCCGAGCCGAACAAGGTGTTGATGTTGCCTGCTGCTGTGGCTGCCTCTGAACCAGTGAAGGCTAGAGCGTTCGCCAGGCGCTCGGTCTCAAAGGCATCAGCTGCCAACTGGTACTCACCAGACATTTCCTGAAGCACACTAGCAAGGCGATGGTACTTCTCCCAGTCAACAGCGCCACTAGAATCCGTCGACATCTGACGAAGTAGGTTCTGTACGGTGTCTCCCGTACCCATGAGTGCTTCCTCAACATCCGACACACTGAGCTCAGCCGCTCGCAGGTCATCAATGAGTCCAGCATCCGTTAGGAAGGAAGCAGCCCACTGCGAACTGTTCTCTCCAACGACATTGTTCTGGTCTCGCATCGCCTGAGTCAGCTCTTCGTTAGCGACCTTTGCCTCTTCAGCCGAGGCTCGAGTTAGCATCCAGGCTGCAGCCAAACCAACTGCAAGTGCAGCCGCCACTGCAATATACGGAGCAGCAGCACTCATAGCAAGACCGAGTGTACCCATGACAGCTGTAGTCCCAGCACCTACTGCAGAGGTCGTTGCTAGACTCAGGACCAACATCGCCAGGGACGAAATCAGCTTCATGATTGCGCCACCGACGAGTACAGCTGTAATGACGGAAGCAAGAAGGATGAAGACCTCCGGAGCAGCACGGAAGACACCGACGAGTGTATCCCAGTTCCGTGACACTAGATAAATGGCAGCGACAAAGGCGGCTAGCGCAATACCGATACCTGTGAAGGCTCCTACTGCCATTCCAAGTGGCACACCAAGCATTGTCAGACCACCAACAAGGATGCCAATTGCACCAGCTATGGCAATTACGACACCGAGGAAGAGTGACAGAGCCGATGCGCCAGCAGTGAACAATACCATGGCCTTCTTGATCGGTTCCGGCATCTCACGGAACCACCTGATAAGACCAAGTCCTCCCTGAAGGAGTCGCTGTATTACTGGCAACAGCTCGTCGCCCAGCTCAGTCTTCAGAACCTCGATGTTGTTCCGAAGCAGCTGTGCCTGGACAGCAGGGTCAGCGAACATGATGTCGTAGGCAGCTTGCATAGCGCCTGACGAGTCGACCATTTCACCAGTCAGTCGGTTCAGTGACTTGTAGTTGGGGATGGCAAGGTCAAAGAACCTACGAGCCTGAATTGTACCCTGACCAAAGATCTGAGTGAACATTTCCCTGAACTCGGGTCCGGTAAGATCCTTGAAGGGCCCTGTAGCCATGTCAGTGATGATCTCGTTCAGCTGACGGAACTCACCAGAACTCGTTCGCACCTGAACACCTAGTGCCTCAAGGTTACGTACAGAGTCGGGTCGCGCGATGAGCTCCATAGCTCGGGCGATTGAAGTTGTCGACATAGCTACACTGACGCCCTGACGAGTCATGAAGGCCAGTGCACCTGCCATCGTCGTGATCTCTTGACCAGCAGCAGCAAAGGCCGGAATCGCCTTACCAATGTTCGACACAAGCTCGTCGTAGGTCAGAATACCCTTTCTGACCAACTGGAACTGAACGTCCAGAACATCATTGACGTTCCTGATGGGAATCTGGAAGGCGTTCATCATACCAATGGTAGCACGAGAGGCAGAGATGATCTCCGTCTGACCAGCAACTGCCGCCTTTGAGAAGGACGTGAGCAGTCTTTGAGCACCCGATGCACCTACTCGGATGGACGAGAAGATGTCGAATAGAGCGGCCTGCATCTGATCGAACGGCGCGGGGATCGCTGCAGCTACGTCACGGCCAATACGCTTAACCGTTTCGAGACCGACGCCAACGCGATCGACCTGTGTTAACGTGAGACTAGCCTCTTTGTTGTAGGCCATTGCTGACCGGGCTAGGTCCATCATGGCAGCAACACCAATGGCACCCATGGTACCAAGGAGTGCACCGACACCAACAGCAGCAGCACCCGTAGTCAGGATGCTCTTGCCCATTGCCTGAGCGCCAGCGCTGCCTCGACCAAAGGATGAACCGATGCCTGCAATGACGCGAGAGGCAGTATCTCGTGCCCGAATGACTACGAGAATGTCTCTAGTGTTTAGGGGCATCGCGCTGCTGCTTCTTGATCCTTTCCTTCTCGGTCCAAGCCGCGTGGGCTTGGAGGGCGCGTGCCATCGAGCGCATGACTACGTTGTCCTGTTGACCGACTCCACCAGGACCTGGAAGCGCCCCAAAGAGTTGACACATGACTGCCAGCTCCAAGTACTTGAGCGCATCCAGGTCCTCCTCAGGGTGACCCCTGACTATGGCGTTGTAGATTCGGTCGGAGAGGGAGGGCGGGTGTCATCGTCCTCCTCCTCGTCGAACTGGTTCATGCGATCGATGTGCGAACCGATCTCCTCTCCGATGCGGGGGTCGAGGACCTTCAGGGTCGAAGCCCTAGAGAAGTCCAACATGTTACCGTTGGCATCCTCTAGGTTGTGCTCGACGATGCACTCGGCAAATTCGAGGTGGGCAACCTTGCGCTGCATGGCATGGATGAGGGTCTTCTGATCGACGTTCTTCTTCTTGCCCATGCCTTCGACTTCGACATTGGCAGCGATCTCACGTCGCTCGAGGTACGTCTCGTAGGTCATCCGTCGCAGTACGACGAAGCCTGCGTCCTCACCGTTTAGAGCCGGACAGCTCTTGAGTTCGATCCTTTCGTTGTAACCTGGATCTACGGTTGCTCTGGGCATGACTTTCCTTTCGGCAGTTGATTGGGTTACTAGGCGATCGTCTCGGCATGACCCGTATCCAGATGGTACGCCTCAGTGGTACCTGTGTTGTAGATCATCTGGTACGTGATACTCGCCATGATCAGGTCTCCCTGACCACTAAGGCCGATTTCGTAGTCGTCCTTGATTGCGGCGCCTACAACGATCTCGACGTAGTGCGAAGCAGAGTTCGCTGCACGTAGCTGAATGCCCTGAGCCGTGAGCGCCTTGAAGGCGTCGTACTCCGTTCGGGATAGGAAGTCCTTCTCCAGCTGTAGTGTGACCTGGCGCTCGCCCCACTTGATGAAGGCCGCACCACGAGACGCACGGAGCCTGTTGACTGCCTCCGCACTGTCATCGACAGTGAAGGTGAACGAGTCGACAGTCGTGTCGTCGGTCGCATCCGGGATCTCGATGTCGTACGAACCCGAACCAAGCGGAGCAAGGTCCGTCGAGGCGTAGGTCGGAAGGGTCTGTGTCGCCTCGTCGAAGCCTACGACGTCGACACTCCCCATGAGGATGCCGTCATCGGTACTGAGCTCCAACTTACTGACAGCACACCCGACGTAGCCAAACGTCACGCCGTTCCGCACGACTGTGAAGCTGAGTGTGTCGCCAGAGCCAGTACCGCCCTCATGGGTTGGCTTTAGGGCATAGACGAAAGGACCGGCACCGGTCTTAGTGACAGTACCGCGCATGCCGTACTGGAACCAGGACAGAACCTCTGGACGACAGACGAAGGTGATCGTTCCTTCAACATGTCCGTTGCCAGGCACAGCCGCATTGATGTCAGCCATCTTCCTGATGGAACGTTCGAAGTAGGTGTCCTGTACCCACTTCAGGTTCTCACTCAGGATGGGAATGAACTTGGCTGGCGTGACCCAGGTACCCATCGTGACTTCCTTCGCCACGCCTAGGAAACCGTTGGCGCCAATATCTGGTGGCATTGTTAACCCTCCGTGAGTTCAGCTACGGCAGCGTCGATCGCTTCTTGGAGCTCGGCCTTAGTCGAGCTCTTTGTCACTTGAATGCCAAGCTCGGCGGCGCGCTCGAGTAGCTGCGCCTTGGTCGGCCCGGTCCCACCGTTGTCGCCCACAGGAGGGGACGCCTTTGCTTCTGCCCTCAGACGAGCCTGCTCGATGCGAGGATCTTCCATCACTGGCGCATCGGACCCGAGAGGGTCGCCGAAGCAAGCATCCTCGTCGAGGTCATCAAGCTGGTAGACATAGCCGTTCTCGAACAAGGCGAAGGGTGGAACCTCGATGAGTTCCCCCTTCTCCCTTAGGCTAGTGTTGACTGTAAGCTTGGCCACTGTACCTCCTATGAGTATTATACGCTGGTCTTAGAGCGACACTCAACAGTCAAACGATTCGCACGCATCAGCCCCGAGTTACCCTTCAGGGCATAGCTGTACTCTGTCCGTGAGACTATTCCGTCGATTACGAGCCCGCCAAACTGTGTACCGCCACTGAACGAAGCGACGCCATCCTTATCAACTAGGTCAGACAAAGCATCTGTGAGCTCGTCACACTGTGCTTGAATGACTAGGATACCATCAGGCTGAGGACCGCCCGCCATGTAGACAATCAGGTGTACACCAATGTCATTGTGGGTGGCTTGACCTGATTCGTTCCAGCGCTTGATTCGAACTTGAGGTTCCACACAGACAGTAGGGGACTTAGGAATCACCCTCTGGTCACCGTAGAAGACGTCTTCGATGCCAAGTGTAGGCTTGAGTCCCTCAACAAAGGACTTGAGGTACAGCGCCACCTCGTAGGCACTCTTGGTGTGAGCCATCAGATTCCGATCTGGACATGCTGGATGGCATCGTCGACATGTTCGCCAAAGATTTCGGCGATGCGCTCGGCGTCCTCTGGCTGGATCATGATGAACTCACGTGACGGCATGACCGATGTACCCGACATATGGAAGCCGCCGTAGAACGGATCGATGCCACTAATGAATGCTTGACCAGCAGCAGAGTCGATCTCCCAGATGCCGAAGCTAGTCGCAGATGCCATCAAGGCACCTGACTGCTGAAGGATCGGTCCAGCGTCTCCCCTGATCTCCTGTGTGCCTTCAGCGAGGGGCGCCCAAGCGGGTCGACCTTCAGCATCGAAGTTTGCCTGGATGGAGGGCATCATGACATCGCGGACGGCCTTCTCCAAAGGGTCCTCTAGGTCATGGATCTCTTGTGCCAGGTTCGCGAACTGTGCAGCAACGACTGCAGGTGGTGGGATGATCTCGACACTAAACAGGCCTCGAAGCTTACTGCCAAGACTCTTGAAGAAGGCCATCAGAAGACCATCCCGATGCTCGACTTACGCCTCTCGTCGAGCTCGCCTGGAATCCACTCGTCCTGGGCGTCCGTCGGATAGAACGCTGGCGATTCAAGAGCCGACAATGTCTCGTCCTGATCCTGACCGATATGGATCTCGTCAGCAAGGATGCCCTCGATGAGGGTTTCCATCCGAGTCCATAGGCGCTTGGAGTAACTGTCGCCGCTAGGGTAGTCCTCTGCAATGGACCGCTCGTACTCCATGATGGCAATATACAATGCCACCGTCTTGCGGACAAGATCGGGAGTAGTGGTCTCGTTCGTCCACCCAGAGACGTCGAAGCGATCCTCGAGGCGCCCAAAGATGAAGGACACTGCAGTGGCCTCGAGCTCGACGTCGATCGCATTGAGGCCGAACTTTGTAGGCGCCAGCCACTGTTGGATCTCGTCGAGGGTAACGTGAGCCATTAGGGGACTAGGCTCGCGCTAACGGTGTAGGTGATTGAGTCGGCATCACCGTGGACCATGTTGACACGCCACGTCGCAGGGAGGACATCGTTTGCTAC